GTTACTTTCTCATCACCACCAACAGGATTTACAACGGCAACTGGTAGAGCAATAACTGATTCTAATAACACTATTACTGCGGTTAGACTCACTAATGTGGGATCTGGATATACAGTTGCACCAACAATTACATTTGGAGATCCAAACCAAATTGGAACTGGAAACTTTGAATACAATGAAATTGTAACTGGAACTTCTGGAGTAACAGGGAGAGTTAAATCTTGGAATGTTGGAACCAAAAAGTTACGTCTATCAAACTTAAGTGGTGATTTTATTAATGGTGAAGTTATCACTGGTGAAGATTCTGGAGCACAACATAAAATTGTTATACTAAATACTATTAGTGATAATCCACTAGTCGAAGATAACACGTATGATATTCCTGAGGAATCATCTACCGTTGAAGAAACAACCCCATCAAGTAGTTATGACGAAAACGTCGAAATTCAATCTGAGGGTGATGATCTTCTCGACTTCACGGAAAGAAACCCATTCGGAAGAGTTTAGTAGAGTCTTATGTTTGAATATTTTTACCACGAAATTCTGAGGAAAGTTGTTATAGGATTTGGTACGCTCTTTAACGATGTTACTGTTAAGACAACCGATGCAAGCAATAATGTTACTAATAGTGTAAAAGTTCCTCTTGCATATGCACCTCAACAGAAGTTTTTGGCAAGATTGGATCAATCAGAAGATCTAAGCAAAACAACTCAAATCACATTGCCAAGAATGTCTTTTGAGTTTACTGGACTTACATATGATTCTTCAAGAAAAGTAACTACAACTCAAAAGATTCTTGTCCCATCTCCTTCTGGAGACGGAACAGTTAGAAAGGCATTTATGCCTGTTCCATATAATATGTCATTTGAACTTAATATCTACACTAAGTTGAATGATGATATGCTTCAAATTGTGGAACAAATTTTACCATATTTTCAACCACAATATAATCTAACGGTAGAATTGGTTGAAGAGATGAAAGAGAAAAGAGATATTCCAATTATTTTGGAGGGAGTCTCTATGGATGATCAATATGAAGGAAACTTTGAGAGTAGAAGAGCACTTATATACACACTAAGATTTACTGCTAAGACATATCTATTTGGTCCTGTTGCAAAAGATATCTCTCCCAAGATTATCAAGAAGGCACAAGTTGCTTACTATGCATCTACTACGGATGGTGATAAGAGTAATAGAGATGTCACATATTCAGTTGTCCCAGAAGCAGTCAAAGATCTTGATGCTGGTGTAATAACAACTACAACTGTAGATATTGATAAAACTGATGAAACCATTTCACTTCTTTCAATTAGTACTATTGAAGAAGGTGATTTAATTCAGATCAATAAAGAGGTTATATACGTCAAACAAAAATCTGATAGTGAGAACAAACTTCTTGTTAGAAGAGCACAAAACAATACAACTGCAACATCTCACGTATCTGGAACTAATGTAAATACTGTTGATGCTGCTGATAATGCGTTAGTAGAAGTTGGTGATAACTTTGGATTTGATGGAGAGTTTATCTAATGGCAAAATATGAGGATCTAAACGAAACATTTAATGTCGAAGAAGAATCACCTATTGTAGAAGTAGAAGCATCTTCAGAAATTGTTGAGGAACCCAAAAAAGAAAAACCAATAAAGAAAGATGATGTGACAAATGATTATGAGTATACAAGAGGTAATCTATATTCAATTATCGAAAAAGGTCAAGAAGCAATAAACGGAATACTTGAATTAGCACAAGAAACAGAAACACCAAGAGCATATGAAGTTGTTGGTCATTTAATTAAAAATGTTTCTGATGCTACTGACAAACTATTGGATCTTCAGAAAAAAATGCACGAATTAGAGCAAGATACTAAAAAACAGGGACCAACAACTGTCAATAACGCATTATTTGTTGGATCAACTGCAGAATTATCAAAACTTTTGAGTAAAAACGCATTTGATAATATACAAAATGAAACCATGAATAAATAGACAGAAGAAGGTTTTATTGAGTAACTTTACACGGAGTTGAGATGAATACAAGTCCAAAAATTAGGTTAAAGAGATCCTTAACTCAAGGGTCTATTCCTACTTTAGACCAATTAACTTATGGTGAGTTAGCCATCAACCACTATGATGGCACGGTATTTGTTCGTCAAGATACTGAAGGTGTAGGTATTTCGACTAGAGTCGTTACAGTTGGTGCTGGAAAAAGTATTGGCAATACCTGGTTTGTTACTGGTAAAGGTGATGATTTAAATAGTGGTTTATCCCAACAAGATGCTTTAGCAAGTGTTAAACAAGCATCCATATATGCTCAACCTGGTGATACTATCAAAGTAGCTGCGGGTTATTATGAAGAGAATAACCCAATTGTTCTTAAAGATAACGTATCTGTTGAGGGATTTGAATTAAGAAACTGCTTTATTGCACCAAATAATCCAAATAGAGATTTATTCCAAATTAATAATGCTTGCCACCTAACAGACTTGGCATTTGTTGGTAAAGGTGCTGATATTGGTGGTGGTTCAAAAGGTGTTCCTGAAGGAGGTTCTGCCCCAGGATTTCTTGGAGAACCGATGGATAAGGATAAGGCAGTTATTGCTTTCGTTCCTTTAGAAGGTGTTGCAGTAGATAGATATTTTGATGGTGCGAGATTGATCCGTCAGAATGCAGACTATATTGCTGGTGAAGCAGTTGGTTTCCTTACCAGTGGTTTTAGTGGTGTTGCTGGATCTCACAGAGCACAGGATGCTGCAAGACTTATTGATTTAAACGCAGAATATATTGCAGCAGAAGCAGTAGGATTTATCACTAGCATCAATTATGCTGGTGGTGCATTTACGATGTCATTCAGCACTGCCAGAAACTGTCAGGATGATATCCACGATCTTTTAGAAGTAGTAGCACATGATTTAAGATCAGGTTATAGAAATGGTACTCAAGCAAATAGTAAAACAGTAGGTGCCGCACAATCTTATTTTGTTGGTGGAGCACTATCTCATATCCTAGGCATTGGTATTTCTGAGGCAACAATCGCAGCAATGACTCGTGCTGCTGGTATTGCAACATTCGTTATTAACAACAAACCATATAGTTTTGAAACAAAAGGAAGTGGTTCAACCGTTACTGGACTTGAGTATACACCAAATACTGGTGTTACGACAGTTACAACTCTAGTTGGTCATGGACTAAGCAACACAGATCACGTTAGTCTGAACAATTTAGAATTTACATGTCCTGGTGGTTCTGGTATTACAACTACTACTTTCCCAGATGGAAGTAGTCCTTCTGGATTTATCTACAAGATTGATTCATCTGCACTATTCAATAGTAACCAATTCGTTATCAACACAGGTATTTCTTCAATTCAACACACTTATGTTCCAAGTTCTGGTACTGCTGTTACAACATTCCAGTACAGCACTTTTGAACAGCAATTCGATACTGGTGCTCTTGCAGGAACAACTCTTCGTGGTGAAAACGTTGTAGGTAATGGTATCTGTCTCAACGTCAACAATGACATCACTGAACTAGTTGGAATTGTAACTAGTGCAATTGGTGCAGGTAATACTGACAGTCTTCCTGGCATTACCACTGGCATCAGACTAGATCAGAATAAGTGTCGTCGTGATGTTGCAAAGATTTTGAAAGCTGTTTGCTATGACATCACCCGTGGTGGTAATACAAAAGTTGTTGGTGCTGGTAAATCATATTTTGATGAAAATGGTAATAGACTTTCTGCTCTTCTCGTCGATCCAGATGAATACGAGCAATCTGTTATTGCACTAGAATATTCAAAAGATGTAGCACGAAGAATTGTTAATAATGTGAGAGACGGATCTTATACAATTGGAACTGCATTTAACATCACTTCGGGAGAATATTCTAACACTTCGGGTATTATTACAGTAACAACTAATGTTGGTCATGGTTTAACTGATAAGGATACTGTTAAACTTGCTGGTCTTGGATTCAGTTGTGCTGCTCATAATAATGTAATTTCTATCACAGATTTCCAGTATGATAGACAATCAGGTTTCAGT